GTCGTCTGTTGATACAGCAGAGCCATTAAAAATTAAAGGTTGATTTGCGGCGGTGCTTTGTGTGATGTTTTTTTCATTACCGGATTGGTCATACCAAGTAGTAACGTATCCATTATTTGCCCCGCAATGAGAAGCTATAGCTGCGGTATCAATCCAACCGTCACTGAATCCAATGTCTATTTCAGTATCCCCACCGTCTTCACGTATTCGTAAGCAGTCTCCGGAATAAGAGCGGTTTAGCTCGCGAACAGAGTATGCCGCGTAAACGTCGGTTGAGTATGTATCCAGCAGCAAGGGCGGTGGTACATAATCCTCTTGTAGTAAGCGTGCACCATCTTCCTGAAAGATTGGAAAAGCCCCTTCTTGCAAGACTCTATAAATGTCTGGGTATGCCTCGGTTAGTAATTCGTCTGAATTCCCTTCTAAAAGAATAAGATCAGATCCCTCTTGTGTGAGGTTGTAAGTCTCACCAGTAGCGTCAGCAACCTGACTTGCCCAAATGCCAAATTGATTGATAAACATTACGCAGTAAGATCGCCGACCAGATACCATTCATCGGTGCCACGTTTTGTCAACGAAGCACCCGAGTATTGGTCAGATAGTTTAAGATTTCCACCTTTACTACGAATAGTCGCACTACTACTCACAGTAACTTGTCCTGCACCTTGTTGGATAATGGCGATCTGTGTTCCAATTGGGAATGGGACGCTAGCATTAGTAGGAATTGTCAAAGTTATTGCTGAAGCGTTATTCAGTTCGACCATTTTTCCAGCGTCTGTCAGCACAAGAGTATAGGTCGTGCCGGTTTGATTTTGAAAATCTATGTCGCGTTCAGCGAAAGTTCCATTAGCTGAAAAATCAATATCACGATCTGGAACTGTCCAGGTTCTGGTCGTGGCTGTTGCAATAGCAGAAACTTCATAAGCTAGAGCTTTAGTATCATCAGAATCATCTTGAATCTTAAATACATTGTCTGCAAATTCGCTAGACGGTGCAGCGGGATCTCCTAGAGCACCAAATGCAAACCAAGTGTCAGTGTCTACTTTTACTAACGTTGCGGCGGCATAACGACCACTGAATGTCAATTCTCCATTCAAAGAATTGATTGTTACACCTAAACCTCCAGCAAGAGTGGTTGCACCAGCCCCTTCTTGCACAACAGTGATTTGTGTTCCTGTTGGAAAAGCGACAGAAGAATTGGGTGGAACTGTCAATGTGTTCGACGAAACATTATTCATCGTCACCACTTTACCATCGTCTGATAGGACAAGAGTATATGAAGTTCCAGTTTGTGCATTCTCTGTGAAATTTACAGGGGCAAATGGAAGATCACCTACATCAAATTTACGTAACGCCCCGCCTCCAGCCTCAACGCCTAAGAGGTAGTCACCAGATTCGGGGTTAGTTTCCTCACTTAAACCTGTGACGATTTCTGCCTTAATCTCTGAGGAGCCAATGTTGGTTATTATATTACCAGTTCCATCTGCGTCAAAGGTCTTGTTGGTGAATGTGGTTGTGCTTGATGCTGTGATCCAAGTTGCTTGAGTTGCATCGGATGGTAATGAATATCCTGTATCAAAAGCAAGAGCGAGTGTTCCAGATGATGTGATCGGATTGCCACTAATAGCAAAACCAGTAGGAACACTCATGTCAACACTGGTTACTGTTCCACCACCAGAACCACTCTGGGCTTCCATCTCAAATCGATTGTTTGCCGCATTGTAGGCAATGACATCATTGTCTGTGGTTGAGAGACCAGAAGACAGGATGGCAGGAATCACAAACTCATTGGTTCCATCGTGATACTTCAGGAGAGCAGTATGATCTGTGGTTGATGTATCAAGAGCAATCTGACCAGCAACAGAAAGAGAAGGTGCAGCACCATTGGGAATCTCAAGGGTGGCTCCACCGAAATCATGAGTTCCAGTATAAGTGTCACCATCTGTCAGTGCAACATTTGAGGCAACAATGGAGGAATCAACTGCATCACCATCTGCATTCCATGAAACCAGATTACCGTTTGTTCCAGCAGTACCAGTCACCAGAGTTGTATCAGAGCCAGTCTTGGAACCTGAAGCAATATCAGCAGTCTCTACGTTAGAGAGAGAATTTCCAGTTCCATTGGCATCAAAAGTCTTGTTAGTAAGGGTATCTGTAGATGACGCCGTGATAGCACTAATACCAGCAGCAGTCGGTGGTGTATAGGTAAAGACACCAGTGGTATTATCGTAAGATATTGCACCATCACCAGATGCAGAAGCTTCAGCACCAACACTCAGGTCAGTAAGGGCAATACCACCACCACCGCTGGCAGTTACCCAAGAAAGTGTTCCAGAACCATTGGTAGACAAAACCTGACCACTAGAACCATCAGCATTAGGGAGAGTCCATGTAACATCAGACGCAATTGAGGATGGTGCAGTGAAGGCAACATAATTTGTCCCTGCTCCAGTTTCTACAAAGTAATTTGTGGTTTGATAAAAAGCCTTCCAACGATTGCTCGCAGTTCCCAAATTCTGAACACCATCTCCATCAGGTCGAACATCACCATATGTTCCTCCTCCGACATCTGCCTCTGGTGCCAAAATGATGTCACCAGCACTACCACTTGATGAAACCGATCCAGTCCGAAGGGTAATCGACCCGGAGCCAGTAGCACTTCCTCCACTATTGATTTCAACTGAACCGGAATTCCCCGTGGTACTCGCTCCTGACACCAAGGTAACATTTCCAGTATTCCCACCCGCACTGTCCCCGGCATCGCCCGATCCCAGAGATAAAGCCCCACCAGTTGCTCCATCAGTGTTTCCCGAATCAACACCAGCCGAGGTGATGGTCAGGGCGGTCCCTGTTCCTACTCCAGTGATATCAGAGTAAAATAACTTCTTGTTAGTCTCACTGTAGATGAGTGACTCAAGGTTGATGTCCCCAGACCCCTTTGTCTGAAGGTTGAGATCCACGTTGGTATCTGTTCCGGTTGAACGGATAATAGGACCACCACCAGTTGCTTCATTCTCAATATTAATATGGTTTACAGCAGAACCATCTTCAGTAAAGGTAAGAAGCTCCCTTGTTCCATCACCAATAGCGTTACCATTGACATCCAACTGTCCACCTAATTGTGGTTCAGTATCTCCAAGAACATTCGAAAGAATACCGGCTTCTGCCAAGGTATTATTAATCCAAGCAGTTCCAGACCATTTTAGGATTTCACCAGAAGCAATTGATGTGATGGTTACATCTGCAAGGGATGAAATGCTCTCCGCATCGATGTTAGTGAGGTATCCTTCCAAACTATGATCACCCCAACCAAAAGCAGTGTCCCAATCGGAGGAATTATCAGTGATTGCAGAGGTTGCTCCACCAGAGATTTTAATGAGACCTGAATATGCTCTTACATCTGCCTCCAGACCACCCTGTTCGTGAGTTGCGGTGCCACTGATATCAGAGAAAGATGCAGTCACCGCACCTGTTCTACCAAAGACACTTGATACACTCTCTGTATTGTCAACCTTATCCCATGTAGTTCCATTGGAGATAATCCAATCACCAACCTTCCAGTCAGTCTCACCATCAACTGAAGTAGAACCAGCAACAGACACCTTGTAGTAATAACCCTTATTACTACTTGAAGCAGTAGGAATTGTAGGTGAGTTTGTAGAGGCATTCCATGTCCCCTGATAGTTCACTCCACCCACAAATGCAGAAACAGCATATCCAGAATCGACTGCATCACCATCTGCATTCCAAGTGACAACATTACCATTCGTACCAGCAGTTCCAGTGATTAGGGTTGTGTCAGAACCACTCTTAGAACCTGAAGCAATATCAGCAGTCTCTACATTTGATAGACTGTTTCCAGTTCCATTGGCATCAAAAGTCTTGTTAGTAAGGGTATCTGTAGATGATGCAGTGATATAAGAACCAAGGTCACTGATTTGAGATTCAGTAATACTTAATGCTGCTTGGTGTTGTGTAACATTTGATTCTGCAATTCTAGCATCAGCAAAGGTCCCACTTGTAATATCACTTGTAGAATGTGTGTGACCTGTAGCAGCAATACCAGCTTCTGCGGCAGTCTGATTAATCCAGTTACCTGAAGCAGAATCATATGCCAGAACCTCATTATTAGCAGGAGTTCCAGAAATCAGAACGTCATGCAGTTCATCGAGAATGTTTCGCTCCACCTCAGCACGAGCAAAAAGAGTTAAGTTCGTCTCCGAAGTTACTTTGAGGACAATTGCAATTGGCATTCGACGGTTTGGAGCAGTTGGAATCACTGAGGTAAGTGTGCCAGCAATATTAGCTGAAGCATAAAGAATATCACCAACGCTCCATGACTCTGTGTCTGCATTATCACGAATACCACCAGAGGCATATGTTGTTCCATCGACTCCACGAACCTTACCAAAGGTGGTTACAAATCCAATATCGTTTGTGGAAAGTGTTTCTGTGGCAATACCAAGAAAACGAAGTTCATCAATACCACTACCAGAATTAGCAGAGAATGGAGTTCCCTCAAGATTGTCAGAACCACCAGTGACACCAGAGACATAGACTGCCATACCATTACGGATGGCAGTTGTCGCCTTGATTCTTGCCACTTGTTCTTGACCAATCTGAAGAGTGACATTTGTATCCAGACCAAGATCAAGTGTCAGGTCTTCACTGTTCCATGCAAGCTGACCAACAGCAGCAGTCTCAGCAGCAGTCAGGTCAAATTGAAGGGCATCAAGTGTAGGTGCATCTGTATTTACAAAGGCTGAACCATTCCATCTCAGGATATCATTAGTGGCAGCAGATGTCAGAGTAACATCACTTAGGTCATCAATAGAACCATTGAGACCAGCAAGTGTTGGAGGAGTATAGGTAAAGACACCTGTAGAATTGTTATAGGAGATTGCTCCATCACCAGATGCAGTAGCTTCACTACCAACACTCAAGTGAGCCCGGACCTCTGCGGCACTTGGTCCTGTATATGTGAATACACCAGTGGAGCTATCATAACTCAAGGATCCATCACCACCAGAATCTGTAACAGAGATGTCGGTCAGCTTGATGTAACCAGCAGTATCCAATCCAGATTTGATCTGAGTGAATGTCAGCTTCTTGTTAGTTCCATCGCTTTTCTCTGAGGTATCAGATACATCTGTGATCAGAAAAAGATCTCCATCTGCAAGGGCATCAGTCTGAGCGGCAACTTGAGTTAAATATTTCTCAGGCATAATTTTTAGCGAGTTACATTTGGTGAAACAACAACATTACCCTGAACGATTCGATACGTGGTCCCATCAGAGTCAGTTGCTTCGATGTCATACACATATCTTCTTGAGGTCAATGCGGATGTCTGGGTATTAGTAAGAGAAATCTCAAGGACATTTGAAAGTTGAGAATCAGTGTTAATATCAAAGGTGGCAGCAACAGTTGAATTACCTACTGTTTTACGAATCTGTCCGCTGAAGGTGTAGGTAGACAAGTCAAAGTCTACATTATCTTTCTTAACAGTGACTTCAGCAGTATAAACCGCACCCTGATCGATGTAAATGTCTTCGTGGCTTGCCATATTACTTTAGGTTATTTATGATTCTGAATCCGACACTAATACGATGAGTCCTTGAATACACCGAATGCCAGAACAAATTGTCTTTCTCGTTATTTATATGAAAGTGACGTATGTTCCAGCCGGGAAAGTCCATGTCCACAACAGTCTTCTTGGTCTCTTGGTCATAATACTTGAAGTATGAATCTCCATTTTGAGAATAGTTTAGGTAGCACCTGAGATATGGAGTATCTGCATTAGTGTGCCATCTCATACCTTCTCCCGGTGGATAATAGAAGAAACCAGAACGAGATATTGAGCATTTTGGAAATCGCCCCATCAACATTTTTGTAATGTAGATTTGATCCTTTATTAAATATGATTCCTCGATATCAAATGGTTGCCCTTTTCCAAAGTTTTGGTCAACATCAACTCCACTTTCCATTGCCAGTGAAAGTGAATCGTCTGAGGTATAGAATCCTTCTTCTTTCTTGGGGTAGTTAATATCAAGGTCTTTCCATTCATACAAGAGACGATTTGCCATCTCGTCTAGATATTCATCTTCAAATCTCTGATGAATCATAGAACCTCCTTATACATTGTTAATGCAGGAGGATCGACATGACCAATGTCAACAGGAACTTTTACAGAAGTAAAATCTACGGTCTCTGGTAGGTCTCTAAGCTGCTGCTTGTATTTTTCGATATTATGAAGACGTTCTTGATTTGTGATATACCTCAAGCAAGCTTTATCGAGTTCCTCCAGTGCCTCATTTCTTCTATACCTAAGAATATCAAGTGCTTCTTTCCGCACCTTTGATTCATCATATGATATCTCACCGTCCTCAATATTCATAAATTTCAATTCACCGGAGTCTGGGACATCTTTAGGGGAATCAAATGAAATAGCCTTGCCGCATCTAAGACAGTCCAAGGCTTGTTGAGATGGATTCTTGAGGTAAATTTCCAGTCTTACATCCTCACCAGATTGATATAGCACATAACCATTTTGCATACTATGATTTAGTAGACAACAATGCTTACTCTATTCCACGTATTGTCTGGATCAGCTAGAGCAAAAACACTTGTTCGACCACTCGTATACCAAGAGCGGTCCTTGTTGCCCTGAATTGAAGTAGTCTTCAGGCTTGATATTTCAAAACCACTTGTAGTGTAATTTTGTGTCCAGACTCCAGTCAGTTCATCTCGACAAAATATTGTGCTATCTCCATACAGGTCCAATCCCGCATCATCAGAATGGTCTCTGCCAACAGTAAAAATGATGACATGATTATTGTGTTCTCGTTCATTTTCAAAGTTGATAGTAAGAGTCCCCTCAGAACCAAAGCTGGCAGAACTAATGTTTCTCTTTTTGCTTGGGTCAGCTAGGATAGTCCAGCTATAAGGAGACTCTTGTATCCTCTCCATTGTGCAAAGAGCAAATGCAGCTTTTCTGTCAACAAGAAACTTTGTGATGCCATTTGTCTTTCTCCTCCATCTATCAAAAGAATCTGCCAAAGTAACACCTGTCTCCTTGAAGTCATCATAAGGAATAAAGTCAGTAATATTTGATACTACCTGATCGGGTTCTGGTGCATTGAGGTTTGGGTCTTCAACTTCATTTACAAGGTCTTCATCAATCTGGGGATTGGGGACAAAGAACTCAACCAAGTATCCATATCTTCCATCTCTGGTATTTGTCAGGTCACCATCATCATCTGAGTATAGACCCGGTTGACTTCTCTCTGAACCAAGAATTACAGCAAAGTCTTCGCCTTGTCCAGAATTACTAGGTTCATTAAATGATTGTCCTGTTGAATGAAGGTCACTATTATCTGCCCAATAGATATTATTGACACCATTCTCAAGCGGACTTCCATCAATCCATTTCCATTCACCCTCTTCTTCGGTATCAGTCAACCCAACCCAGACTGTAGGGTAATCTGCGATGCCTTCTTCAACCTCAAGATAGTCTT